TGAGAATGTCACAGAAACTCAAATGGAAGTTCATAAATTCTATGGATTTGAACCAAATAAGAAACTATATTGGAATTGGCAATATACAACAGATGTTAATGACGAAAGTAAATCTTCTTACAAAAAGTCCCACAAAAAATTCATTGACGATATGGGATTATGAGGTTGGGTATTATAAGTACACCTCAAAGGAAACACCGATTGTTGATTGTTTAAATTATTATCCTATAAATGAGTTCATAACAGAATATTTGTTAAAACAAGACTTTGTTGAATTTGAATACGATAATGATACTCCAAAAACAATTGATGGTAAAATTATTGTATTGATTTAATTCCGACTTATTTCGGGATTTTTATTTTATTAGTAGTTTACTGAAAAAAACGCGACATTATATTTATATCATATGGCAAATGGTAAAACTTATGGTATAAATTTTCCTTTCAGAGATTCCTTTGATGGTAAGTATTTGGATTTGTCAGATACTGTAAATGAAGAAATAAGGACGGATTTAATTCATTTGTTATTAACAAGAAAAGGGGCCAGATATTTTTTACCTGATTTTGGAACAAGATTATATGAGTATATTTTCGAACCTTTGGATGGTCCAACATTTACAGAAATTGAGGCAGAAATTAGAGACTCAATTGAAAAATATATACCTAATTTGACGGTAAATAATATCACGATTATTGATGCGTCTTCCGAATTAAGTCCAACTGAGTCGACAAGAATTTACTCGGTTCCAAATAGAAATGAATTAGAACACACTGCAAAAGTTAGAATTGACTATACTTTAACTAGTAGTGTATTTAATTCAAAAGATTTTATAATTATTAATATATAACATGGCAAAACAGATTTCATATACCACAAGAGATTTTCAGGGAGTAAGAACTGAACTTATAAATTATGTAAAACAGTATTATCCTGATTTAGTTTCAAATTTTAACGACGCTGCGGTGTTTAGTGTTTTAATGGATTTGAACGCTGCGGTAACTGATAACTTACATTATCACATTGATAGAAGTTTACAAGAAACTGTTTTACAATATGCTCAACAAAGGTCTTCAATTTTCAATATTGCTAAAACTTATGGATTAAAAATTCCAGGAGTTAAACCTTCGGTTGCGGTAGTTGATTTGTCAATTACTGTTCCTGCAAATGGTGATAAAGAAAATTTGGATTACTGTGGTAAGTTATTAAGAGGTAGTCAGGTTTTAGGTGCGGGACAAACATTTGAACTTGCAAACGATGTGGACTTTGCAAATCCATTTGATGCAGATGGTTATCCAAACAGATTGGTTATTCCAAACTTCGACACAAATGATACTTTAATTAATTATACAATTGTTAAAAGAGAACCTGTTGTTAATGGAATTACCAAAGTCTATAAAAAAACAATTACTAATTTAGAATCTAGACCTTTTTACGAAATATTTTTACCTGAAAAAAACATAATAGGTGTTACAAGTGTTCTGTTAAAACAGGGTACTAATTATTCAAATGTTCCATCATCTTTGGAATTTTTAGGAGCAGCTAATAGATGGTATGAAGTACAAGCATTGGCTGAGGATAGAATATTTGCCGAAGACCCATCAAAACCATCTGATAATCCTGGAATTAAAGTTGGTAGATATGTTCAGACAAATAATCGTTTTATTACTGAGTTTACTCCCGAAGGATTTTTAAAAATAACATTTGGCGGTGGTAACACATCATCTGATGAATTATTAAGAGAATATGCGAGAGACGGGATTAATTTAGATTTGGGAAAATTTCAAAATAACTTCTCTCTTGGTTCCGTATTAACACCAAATACGACTTTATTTGTTCAATATAGAGTAGGTGGTGGATTACAAACAAACGTTGGTGTTGGGGTGATAACACAAATCGGTACAATTGATTTTGCGGTTAACGGACCATTACAAATTGAAAATACAAGAGTGAGACAATCACTATTGTGTAATAATGTTACCGCTGCAATTGGTGGGTCAAATGCAATGTCGTTAGAAGAAGTTAGAAACTTTGTTGGTTATAATTTTTCAGCACAAAACAGAGCGGTAACAATTAATGATTATGAGACTTTAATTAGAAAAATGCCGGCTCAGTTTGGAGCTCCTGCCAAAGTTGCAATTGTTGAGGAAGATAATAAAATTAAAATTAATATCTTATCATACGACTCTAATGGACTTTTAACCAACGTTGTTTCAAACACACTTAAATCAAATATTGCTACGTATTTGTCAAATTATAGAATGATAAATGATTACATATTTGTACAAACTGCCCAAGTAATTGATTTGGCAGTTAATGTTAAAGTAGTATTAGATAATCAATTTGCAGGTTCTCAGACACAAGGTGCGGTAATCACAAAGGTTTCTCAAACAGTTGCGGCATTTTTAGACCCAAAAACACAATTACTTGGACAAAATGTTAATGTTTCAAAATTAAAAAGTGAAATACAAAATGTTGAAGGAGTATTGAGTTTGACTGAAATTAAGTTCTTTAATAAAGTAGGTGGTGAATATTCATCTGACGAAACTTCACAAAGTTATGTTGATGATAATACAAAAGAAATTGGGTTGATAAATGAAACAATTTACGCATTACCAACACAAATATACCAAGTTAGAAAACCAACCGTAGATATTACGGTACAAGTTGCAGTTTTACAAACAACAAATATTTCCTAATATACTAACATCATTTATTTTTTGAAAATAGTACCTAAACTATTTATTAAAAAATATTATGCCAATCGTTAGTCAGTCACAAAATTCATATAGGATACGAACAAGATTAGGTTCTGATATGAACCTACAAGTTAAGTTAGACCAAAATTATGAAATGTTAGAAATTCTTTCATTTCAAATGTTTCAATCTGACATTTATACTCGTGATTGTTCAAGATTTGGAGTGGTTTGTGGAAGGGTATTTGCAAATAACGGATTAGGTATTCCTAATGCAAAAGTATCTATTTTTATTCCATTACAAGAGGAAGACGAGAACAATCCAATAATCAGTACATTATATCCTTACAAAACTTTAAATGATTTTAATGAGGATGGGTATAAATATAATTTGTTACCTTACAGTAAATCATATTCTAATCATACACCTGTTGGAACTTTCCCTGATAGATTAGATGTGTTGATTGATAAAACAGTCATTGAACTTTATGACAAATATTATAAATTCACTGTAAAGACAAACGACTCTGGTGACTTTATGATTTTTGGGTTACCATTGGGACAACAAACAATTGTAATGCAAGTTGACATATCAGATATAGGTCAATTTTCATTAACACCGCAAGATTTAGTAAGATTAGGAATTGCCACCGAAGACCAAGTTGATGGTACTCAATTTAAATTTTCTACAAATTTTGATACATTACCTCAAATTATTACAATAAGTAAAACAATTAATGTTGCACCATTTTTTGGACAAAAAGAAGTTTGTGATTTTAATATCGGTAGAATTGACTTTGACTTAACAAAAGAAGCCAACATCAAATTTGAACCAACAGCAGTTTTTATGGGTTCATTGATTTCAGATACTGATAAAAATAAAGTTAGGAAAAAAAGAAGTGCTGAGGATTGGGGGAATTGTAAGTCAAAAACAAAGGCTGGGTATAATTGTGAGTTAACAACAGGACCTGGTCAAATCGAAGCGATAAGACAGACTATGTTTGTCGATGACACTGGTAGACCCGTACTCGAAGAATACAAATTAGAAAATAACGGTAAAATAATTGACAATAACGGTAATTGGGTGGTTGAACTACCTATGAACCTTAATTATGTATATAATGATGAAAATGGGGATTTGGTGATATCTAACGACCCAACAATTGGGGTACCGACAACCGCAAAATATCGTTTCAAAGTTAAATGGGAACAACCAAGTAGAGTTAATGGTGAAACAAAACGAGGATATTTTTTGGTACCAAACATTAAGGAATATGGATGGGATACTGAGAATATGGATGATGACCCTGCAAATTATTCTGTTGAAGAAGGATTTATTTTATATCCTGAGGGTAATAATTCAACAACATTATCTTATTCAGCATTTGAGACAAGTGCATTAAGACCTGTAAAATTTGAAAATGTTGAGTCTTACAGAGTGTTTCTTAATGGGGTTGAAAAACCTGAGTATAATGATGTGATACCTATGTTCCAGTTTACATCAACTGATACAATATCGGTTGAGGTTACTAAAACTGATAATGAACTACCTTCTATAATTACCTATGAAGATATACCTGTTAAACGATACCAAGTCGAACAATCATATGCATTTAGTTTAAATTGGGAGGATTATGCAAATCCAACCGAAGCGATTAATTGTGATGATACCTTTTATGAATTTGTATATAATAAAGTTTATACCGTGTCTCAGTTCATTGATAGGTACGCCACCAAAAAATTCATAAGAAATACTGTTGGTATAAAAAATATACAAGATGATAGTTGTGAGGGTAATTACAATAAATTCCCAACTAATGACGCTTATTATAGGACTGATTTCTTTTTTGTGTTCATTAATTTTTTACTAACCTATTTAAAATATTTATCAATTCTTATATTAATTACTGTTCACGTTTTGGCGTTATTATGGCCAATAATTGCATTAATTATTATTATTGTTCAAGGAATTATATGGTTAGTTGCGGTGATTTGTGAGGGTATTAATAGTGTTGCTAACATACTTGGTTTAAATATAAATTGTCCTGATAGGCCAGATATTGATTTGGAGATATTTAAACAAAATCCTTTTAGAAATTTAGGGTTACCTTTAATATTATATAACGAAGACGGATGTACAAGATGTGACTGTAAATTTATTGACACTAACGTTAATGATAATTCAGTTGCTGGACAATTAAGTGTTGTTAATGTAATTGGTTCTAACACGTCTAGGTTATCGAATGTTAATGTTCAAACACAATTTGGAGAACCTCTAGAAGACCCCGCAACAATTTTTACAGGGCAACAAGGTGAGTCAAGTTTTGGGACACCTTATTTAGTAACTGGTGTTTTAAATTTTAATGAAAACCCACCAAGTGGTACACAAGCTTGGGGAATGTATTTTTCATCTCAGGTATCTTGGGGAGAAAAGTTAAATCAGTTCAGTTTGAAAGACCGGTATTATGATAATCAACCACTTGCGATTTATGGGTATCCAAATCAAAGTGGGAATGTTAGTGGTGGAATAGGAAAGGGGCCAAATCAAATTAAAGTTACTTATGCTCCGATAGAAAATGGTGACGCCCATCATTATGATAATGTGATGATATTGTTAATGGAAGAAAGTGCTCAGGCGGTATACTCTCCGGGAACCATGCTTACCTTTACCAATCCAAATAATAGTTTAGACCCAAATATTGGTTCATTAACTGGAGTTACTTTTTCATCAGGCACCTTTACAGTTACCTACGCAAATAAAGAAAATTTAACTGAAAACTTATCACAACAATATACAATATCAACAGGTTCTAATGAAATTACTGATTATAGTAATAATACATATAGATACCCAACTGACTTAGAATATTTTCAGGTTATTGATAACGTATCTGTTGAAGAATTTAGACAGAAAAATCCGGCTAATGCTCAAATTAATTCATTTGCAGTTGTTAACTTAAATCCAACATATTTCATAAAAAAATATGGAATATTACCTCATGGTGATGGATGTGAGAATAATACTGCTAACTATCAAAATAATCAAGATTGTGCATGTGTCCCTAATATGGTTACGGACGCCGACTGGCAATGGTATGGGTTTGGACAAAACGATAGTTTGACATATGCTAACCCATTAACATACTTCCAAAGTGGAAGTACCCAAAGAGTTGTGATATTACAAAGAGGTGTTGACCCACATTCACCATTAATAAAAACAAAAGTGGACTTAAGTAGAATTTATGGATGGGCAGATTATAATCAAACTGGATTAGTAAAAGAACTATTTTTAAGAGTTAATATTCCTATTAGAAATAGGGATGACGGAGAAAACAATTTAAAATTATATGATAATGAATCGTTTTGGACGGAATATCAAACAGGTAGAAATTATAGTAGTGAAGGTTACAAATTATTTTATAGTACCCAAATGTTTCAAATTACACCAAGTGATTATGTGGTTTATGAAACTGATAATTGGAGGTTTTATTCCGCGGTAGGTTCTGCATCATACGAACAAAACGTTAATTTAAATTATTATGGACTTACGCAGGATGACTATAAAGGTATTAAACCTAATACAACCTATAATAGTTTTAGTACATTTTTTCATAGAGTATCGAGTGATGAACCATATTGTTCTAAATGTCGAGGACTATATCGAAGACCTAACGATTTTTACCGTAGATATGACCCATCTGATTTAAATTTTAATACAAATCCTTCAGAAATAACCTATATGGGATATACACCATACCAATATATTGCGGGAGGGTCTTATTCGTATATTAATTGGACATTATACGGGACAACACTTAATACATATTTATCTAACACAGCATATGACGGACCTTGTGGTAATGACCATCTTTTTCAAAAACAATGGACGCCAAATCCATCGGGACCATATGGGTTGTTTGCGGGGACACATTCACCATCATTTAGGTCAACATACGTATCAAGTGCTATGAAAATGACTATTCCATATGATGTTGACACTGTTATTGGTGGTAAAGACTTTCAAAAAGACCCTAGAATCGTAATGAGGAGTGATAGGTTACCAACCTCTGATAGTGAATTTTATGTTGATGCGGGATATCTATATCATAATGTATGGCCACAAATGCATATGAACCCTTCATTTGCAATGTATCGTTTTGAAAAGTCTGTTGGAGGAAACTTTAATGTAGTTGAGGATTATACACCATTACCTCAATCTGGAGTTGAAATTGATACAGATGTTTTACCTGAGACTTTTAACACGGCGATAGAGACTTTAAGTGATTGTTCTAAGGCGGTACCACTTAGATGTTATGATGTGGACGAAAACGGACTTCCTGTTTTAAAAACAGGAACAGAATGTGAAAAAATGGAAATTGCAAATAAGGTTAAAGAGATTTTCATTAAAGGTGCAGGATGTTATAATTTAGTTTCAAGACCATTGTTATCCATATATAGAGATTTTCAATTCACAATCGAATGGATACAAAGAGTTAAGGTTAATACTGCGGCTTGTTTTAATGTGTTTTCACATACATTTAGTAATAATTGGATTAATGGTACTCTTTACGCATTTCCATTTGAAAATATTACTAATTTCACACCTGAAAACAAACCTATTAGAAATTATTGTAAAAGTTTAATTTATTTCCACGATGGTCAAAATACTTTTTATTATAGGTCTAGCCCATTTGCGGTTGATGATTATACGGATTTGACAACAGGATGGTTTATTGGGCAACCTAAAAATACTAATGTGGGTGATGAAAAAGGTAATAACCGACAATTGATGTTCCCAACAACAATTATGGATTTGGGACCTAAGAATGGTTATTTACAAGAAATATCATATAGTGATGATTATGATGGGTATATAATTGACAAACTTCCAAATACCACATTTAATGATATTACAGATATTTTGAACATTTTTATTTTATCCAGATTTGTTAATCAGAAATTTATTAGTTTATTAATACCTATTACCGAAAACCCAAATGAAGGTAGTTCTGACCCATCAATACAGGCATTTTTTAATAATAAAAGATGGGATTTTAACCCTAATACTTTATTTAATGTCACACCAGATTTGGTTGACGGAGATTATTCTCAAATGATATCGATTAATTCTGAGTTTGGAATTAAACCGTATACAAGTGACGCGTATTCAACTGTACCATCAGTTTATTTAGGTAGTGATAATGCGGGACAGACAGGGTTCCCAAATTTTGGATTGTATTTTGAGTCACAAAATAATCTTAGAGATTTAATTTCGCCAAGAAGAATTGTGTATAATGTTAATGCTAACTTCCCTGTCGAACCATCTGATTATACAGTAATCCCTGTTAAAACACAGACAGTACCATTTTATCAGTGGACAAGTAATGTTGAGAATACCATACCACCATTTAATTCTGATACCTCAGTTATTTTTGGAACTCAAAATAACAATTTTTGGACTAGTAAGTATGAAGACTCTGAAAACACACAATTAGGATTTTTCAGTTCACCATATCAGTCATTAGATAGATTAAATATTAACTCTGATTACTTTATTGGTAATACCGAATTGGGTCAGTTATATGTTAAAGGATATTTAATTAATTATGACAGTAATGGAGAACCCACCGCAACTAGTCAACCTGGTAATGACAATAACCAAAGGTTTACGCACGGGACACCGTTTTTCTTCTACTTTGGATTGATAAATGGTGGCACTGCGATGGATAAATTTAGACAAAAATATGTTGACCCCAACTTAATATATGAGTGATATTGGTAAAATACAATTTATAAAAGGTGACCTTAGATACAAAGGTGCTGAGGATGTTGGAATTAATATTTCAGTACCTTTGGTAAATACTCAAAAAGAAATTGACGAGTATAATAGAACCATAAACATAAATTTGGCGGATTTATATTATAAAGAAAGACAACAAAGTTCAGTTTATATACCAACTGCTAAGTTTAGTTTTATCTTTGATAATTCGTATTCAGGATTGGCTCTAACACAATCTTTACCATATGCTCCATTTAACAACAATTTATATTACGTTAATGAGGAATTTTATAGAGCATCTTCAACAAATGAAAATGGAGAACCATTAAACATTCCGTGGGCAGGATTTCCAAGATATGACGAGTTTACGTTTATAAGAACTGATAATAATATTACGGGATATACCACAGGAACAGACCCACACGTCAATTTTAAAAATTCAGACTCATCGTATTACAATTGGTTTATACAAACTAGTTACGTTTTTTCGAGTAAGACAGATGTTGATATGATGTATATCACTACTAATGGAGATGTACAACAAAATCTTAGTTTTAAGTCAGGAGATGGAATACCCTATACTATGACGTATGTTCAAATACAGGGTTCAAACTATTGGCAGTTAAGATGTCCTATTCCACACGGATTAAATATTGATGAGTATGTTGAATTAGATTTTTCATATAATGGAACTAATCTTTTTCAGGTTGATTTACTTGGTGACGGTAGTTTCAATTCGGAACTTTTTGTTTTTAATATTTTGGATATAAATTATATTACAAATGGACAAGGAAATTTTTACGAAGGAAAATACAGTACATTTAAGAGAGTTCTTTTTAATGATTTAAGTGGTGAAACTAAATCAGAGTATTATGTTCGAGTACATAAGATTTTAACAAAATATGATGAGACTAATATAACTAATGCTGGATTTGAGTATAATGCATTTAGAGATGTAAAAAAATATTATTCGGCAGCATTAACACCAAATAATCAAAGTAGAATTGCGGTTAAAGAAGGTTCTAGGTCATATAATGTTTCATTAAAAAATCCGGTCTCGTTACTTGGATTAATTGATAATAATAATAGACCTGTAACCGAGTTATTTTTCACAGTCTTTAATAGAGGATATTTTGGATGGTTTAATCCTGTTATTAATGGTTTAGAAGGTGTTGCTAACTCACCGTCACTAAGACAAGGTTGGGAATTTAATATTGGAGAAAATTCTGCGAGTTGGTGGTTAAATTTACAATCTTTATCTAATATTAAAACAAATCAGTATAATAAAGGTAGTCAAACATTTAGATATAACCAACCATTTAATGTTGGTGATTTGGTGTTAGGTGATTTTTGTGAATGGAATGATTATGAACAAACTGAAAGAGTTATTTCAGAATACTATCACAAGTTTGAATTTAATCAAAATAATTTTAGTATAGGTATTAATAAAGGTTATTATTATAAACCACACAACAAATTTACATTAAGAGTTTTTTCTGATTATCTCGAAGAAGGTATTTTAGGACAAATTGCCAATGTTCCTGATTACGCTTATTTTTCAGAAGCGAGCAATTCGTTTATTTGGAGAGATTTATATGATTTTGGATTTATTGATACTGATGGATTAGGTGTTGATTATCCGTTTTTGAATGGTAGACACTATCCGTATGAAAATTTCATTTTTAGAATAATCCCCGAAGGTACCAACGAAGGACCGCTTTCGGGTTCAATACAAGACCCAATCACCGATGCTTGTGAATAAATATAAAATATTAGTTTCGGATACCGAAAAAAATCTAACCATACCATTTTCAATGAATTTGGATTTATTGGGGAGAGGTGATACCATTGACGAATACCAAGAAAAGGTTATTGATGACGTTGCCGCAAAACCAATTGATTACGAAACTACAAGATTTTCTTGTAAACCAAATCCTAATGGTGACACAAGTATGACTTATACATTTAATTTTTCAGGAACTAATGGATATGAAAATTCATATGTTGTTGATGGTAAATTTAACGCTTATCAAATCTTCTATAACACCGCACCTATTAGAAAGTCTTTCTTTAAGTTGGATTTTTACGACAGTATTGACCCAACAAAACAAAGAATATATTTCTCATTGATACTTGCCCCAAGACAGACAGTTCAAACTGAAAATAAGACTTATAATAATATTAATTATAACATAAAGATACCGAAGTTCATTTTAGACCATGTTGGAGAAAAAGAAGGGTATTACATTTATTTTTTTGAAAATGTGTTAGTTACTGAACTAACAACATTTTATATGAAAGTTAAATTTTTTAGTGGATTAGACGGGCAATATACAGTATTCTCAAACAGTCCCCAAAGTTATTATGCTAACCCATTCAATGTGCCAAATAACATTTTTTATTATCAACTTAATTTAGATTATTCCAATAGGATTTATTATTTTAATGATTTAAACGGACAAGTGATACGAGAATTAACTTGGTATGAGTACAAAAACAAAATATAATGGAAGTATATAAATATAAAATATCACCTGAGGTATTAAAATACGAAATTAGACCTGAAACTTATGATGGGTTTAATTTTGGTTATTATTCAGGAATGACTGAGATATTATCAGGAGGTACAAATGGGACTTCACTTCTTACGGGACTCACTATACCAATTGTATTAAAACAAGAATATAATGACATTGGTTACTACTCAGCTTTTGATGGAAATATATTACAATATGGACAACAGGTTAACTTTGTTTATAGCGCAAGTAGTGCTCAACCTTATGTTTATTATTTCTTTGTAACAACTGATAGTAATTTAAAATATTTTAAAAAAACCAATTATAGAGTTGATTGGGGGGATGGGTTTACTCAAAATGTTACTGTAAAATCCCCTGAATATGTTACACATACATATTCCCAAATTGAGTCAGGTTACACCATATCTATGACGGGGTCAAATACTATTGGTACCTTCATTATACAAAAACAAATACAAGTACCATTTACTGGTATCACAATCAATAACCCACTTGGGACTATCTATTTCACTAATTTTAATGGTTCGTGGTCAAACACCCCTGAGTCGATTAATACGTTTTTTACTGGGGACTCTTACAATTATTTACCAACAGTACTGACACCATATACTATTAGCGGATTTTGTGAATCTCTATACGATGAATTTTTACAATACGGAGTTCAAAAATATCCAGTGATTGGTAAAACAGTTAATATATTAAATGGTGTAACAGGAGTTACAACAAGTATAAATCCATTATATACTGCTTACACAATTAACAATGTTCAGTATATTGATTATAGTGGTGGTACTACAATGTTTTTTGCAACTTCTTACGGACTGACAAATGACGACGTAATAATGAGTGCAATAACCAAAGATGAGGTATTAATGAATGTTATTGACCAACCCGAAGTACAAGTTAGTGGGAAAATTGAAAGAGGTAAAAATTCTGGATTGGAGTCTTTTATGAGAATTGGAGAGGTTGATAGTGTTGGTGACGTTGTCAGATACGGATATGGTTATTTTAATGTAGTAAATTTAGAAAGTTAAAATAACAAATTAACTATTTATAAAAAAAGTAAGAAATGGCCTTAGGAAATTATGGAACGGTAAGATTGGCAGATTGTTCAAACACAGATATTGAAATAATTCTGCATTACACACCGTCACGAGATGATACTGAAAACTTTGAATTGTCCAGATTGGAGAGCTCATTAATTACACCTTATTTTAATAACGACTCGACAGGTGGATTTACAAGTGAGGTGTTAGGTGGACTATATAATTTAAATTTACCAACTGATACATTTAATAGATTAGGGATATATACTTTAATGTTAAGACCTCCACAAATCAGAACATCAATTGCTGCTTGTGGTGTGTTAGCGGCATTACCAAACGTAAAAGGTATTATTGTTGACTTAGACAATGTACCGGCTGAGTATCTGTATAAATTTGTACCACAAGGACTTGTTGGATATCGAATTGAGTATTTAAACGGACAGGAAAAAGTACCAAACTTTTTTAGAATTATTACATCGGCGTTTTATTGTACACCTGTTTATACCAATACATCAAATAGTATTGGGCAAACTATTAGATATTCCTATACTGATACGACTAGTAATTTATTATTTTTAACATTAACACCTTCTGCGTCAGGAACAAATAACCCAACTGCTACACCATATATTGGAATTGAAGGTCAACAAATTATAATTACCCATACATTTTTTAATCCAACTATGGTTGAGGTTGAAATGGTTGAACATGACGCTAATACATTAGCAATTGCTCTTTACGGTAATCAAACAAAATCCATCGAGGACGGAATTTACACAATTTACGATAGTGACAATAACATATATAGACAATACAATCTATATGAAATTAGAAACCAATTCAACGAGTTGTTGTATGAGGTTAGAAGAGATAGAGGTAACAATATTGATTTCACTAAAAACTTTGAACAGATTAGTACTTAATGGCAGTTATAAAATATACATGTCCACCGCAAACGCCCTCAGGTCAGGGAACTTTTTCAGATAATTTAGTTGGATTTCAACTAGTACAAGGAGGAGGACTGACACAGGCTAACTTTGCCTTTACAATTGGTAGTACGGATAGAAGTGTTAGAAGTTTTGATAGTGTAGTATTTTCACAACCAATATCATTAGAAAGTTTAGATATTTCATCAGTTCAAAAAGCCGCTGAAATTTATGATAGGAATTTTAAAATATATCCAAATTTTGACCAAACAGTTGTTACAAATTTTGTCAATTATGGTCCGTTAACAAAAAGAATATCTGCGGCAGTTACTAATATTATTAACTATTTCCCTGCGGCGATTGAGGTATCAAAGTACAGAAGTAATTTATTAACTGGTAATACAGCTTTTAATATTTCATATAACAGTGCATCCACATTTACAACATTTAGTTTGGATGTGACAACACTTAGAAATCCCTTCTCAATTGATTTTAGTGTTTATGCTACTCAAAATATTTCATCATTAGATTATCAGATATCTGAGTTTAGAAATTTACCTGAAACATATGTTGATTATGTTTTACAATATAATAACGAGTTTTATCAGATAATATCAATAACACCATCTTTGAGTGTTAGTGCTGGTACTCTAACTTTATCTTGTAAAGGTAATCCATTCTCAGGGGCATCTTCAACAAGTGATTATTTGGTTATAAGACCAAACGATACAATTGTTAATGAAGTTTATAATATAAATTTTGACGAAGTTGAGGAATTACTTTTAAATCGATATATCCTACCAAAATACACTGCGGTGTTTAAAGTTCCTGTTGAAGATGATAACGGTAATATTGTAATATCTAATCAAACTGTAACTTGGCCATTAGATGGTGTGTGGAATTTGGATATTAGAACTCCGGCATTTGAAGATTATTTGGTTGATTTAAATGAGATTTCAGAAAATTTTGATACCTACCAAAC